ACAGGATGACATCGATAGGCCAGCCTTCTTCCACCATTCGCAGAAGCATGGCGGTTGAGTCCTTTCCGCCAGAAAGGGACACAACGTGCTTGATAGGTTTTTCCATGGGTGTCCCTCCTCAGATAAACAAAATGCCCCGGTTGTCATAGACCGAAGCACTGGTGTCGTTGCCGCAGCGGATCGCTCGGTCAAGGGCCATGACTGTGGCCACCGCGCCGTCGATCTTCTCTGTGGACTTTTCCTTGTCTGGCTTTATATTGCCAGCCGGGTCAGTACGGATATAGATGTTGTCCATCATCCAGCGGAGGACGGGATGTCCACCATGGGCAATCCGCTCCTCAAGAACCAGCTTCATGAGTTCCTTCGTCGGGGGCGACATATCTTTGAAGCCCTGTCCGAAAGGAACAACAGTAAAGCCCATGCCTTCCAGATTCTGAACCATCTGGACTGCACCCCAGCGGTCAAAGGCAATCTCCCGGATGTTGAATTTCTCACCCAGACGTTCTATGAACTTTTCGATGTAACCGTAGTGGACAACATTGCCTTCAGTGGTGAGCAGCGAACCTTGCCGCTCCCAAACATCATACGGGACATGGTCACGCCGGACACGGAGGTCGAGGTTCTCTTCTGGTATCCAGAAGTAAGGTAGTACCACATATTTATCGTCCTCGTCTTCTGGAGGGAAAACCAGAACGAATGCGGTAATGTCGGTGGTGGATGAAAGGTCCAGGCCCCCGTAGCAGACACGGCCTTCCAGATCCTCTTCAGATACAGCGAAGGAGCAACGATCCCATTTCTCCATGGGCATCCAGCGGACAGCCTGTTTGACCCATTGGTTCAGACGAAGCTGGCGGAAGCTGTTCTCTTCAGCGGGGTTCTGCTTGGCGGACTCGCAGGCCGCTTTGACCTTGTCGATCCCAACCGTGATACCCAGCGAAGGATTGGCTTTCTTCCAGACCTTCGGATCTGTCCAATCATCGCCCTCATCGGCTCCGTAGATCACGGGGTAAAATGTAGGGTCGATTTTACGGCCTTCTATGATGTCCTTGGCCTTCTGGTGGGTTTCATAACAAATGGATCGGGTGTCGGTACCCGCTGTGGTGATAAGGAAATACAGCGGTTGCATTCGAGCGTCGCCGGAGCCCTTGGTCATAACATCAAACAGCTTTCTGTTTGGCTGGGTGTGTAGCTCATCAAAAACGACACCGTGGATATTGAAGCCGTGCTTGGAGTAGGCCTCGGCGGATAGCACTTGGTAAAAAGAGTTGGTAGGCGTGTAGACGATCCGCTTCTGTGAGGCGAGGATTTTAACTCGCTTTGCCAGGGCGGGACACATTTTAACCATGTCAGCGGCGACGTCAAAAACGATAGCGGCCTGTTGCCGATCCGCTGCACAGCCATAGACTTCAGCCCGTTCCTCACCGTCGCCACAAGTGAGAAGAAGGGCGACTGCGGCAGCAAGCTCCGACTTGCCCATTTTCTTGGGGATCTCAATGTAGGCGGTGTTGAACTGTCGGTATCCGTTGGGTTTTATTACGCCGAACAGATCCCGGATTATCTGCTCCTGCCAGTCGATGAGTTCAAAGGGCTTTCCAGCCCAGGTGCCTTTCGTGTGGCAGAGGCATTCAATAAAGCCGACCGCATAGTCAGCGGCCTCCTGATCGTAGTAGGAGCCTTTGGCCATGAACTTGGTCGGCTTGTACTTCTTCAGTTTTCGGATATGCGGTCACCTCCAGATACGAGGGGTTGTACCTTTGCGGAATAAGGTGTAGGGGGCTTTGCGGTTAGGGGTGTAGTACCCTTTGTGGTAAAGGGTGACCACGGTTTGCGGCTAAGGGTGTTTGACACCTAACGATTAAACATGAGAGGGTCACACACCTTGCGGGATAAGGTGTCGCCCCCTTTGCGGTATAGGGTGACGGTGGTGTGTGGTAGTGAGTGACCAGGGGGTTGATACCTTGCGGTAATAAGTGTCCTACCCTTTGTGGATATAGGGGGTCACCCCTTTTCGGTTAAGGGTGTTCGTACTCTTGCGGCTACAGATGGTAGACCCTCTGCGGTAATAGGGGGTTACCCCTTTGCGGTATAGTGTACCGGGGTTTACGGTTAGGAGTGACACCCCTTTGCGGCAAGGGGTGTAGGACGGTTGTTGGTAATTGATACAAGGGCTGAGTTTGTGTGGTGTCTCAACCCTTGTGGCTTTCGATGGGGTGCTTCTTGTGGTTGGGGAGCGCCCCATCATTTTGTATTCAGAAGGGGTGCTACCCCCTTTGCGGATAAATAACAAAGAGGAGTGTTTCTAATGTCAAAGATTATTCAGTGCAAGGATTGCACGCGGGTGTTTTCCTTCTCGGAGGAGGACCAGCGCAGATTCCAGCTCCGGGGGTGGAAAGCCCCCATTCGCTGTAAGCGGTGTATCGAAAAAGCAAAGCGGCGACGTCAAGACCCGTACTGGGGCTGGGAATCAACTATGGGTGACAATCTCCATGCTCCTAAGGGACACAAAAGAGTAAACTACCCGTTCCATGTTGTGGGCGGTTACAGATAAGGAGGTAGCGAGATGCTGACATTAATTGCGACGTTGATTGTGTGGGCAATCATTCAGGCGCTTTGCGCGAAGAACCCAGGGCCGTTGGCGGTCTTATTTGTTCTCTATGCAATTCTCAGCCTGGTGGCAGAAATCATGTACTAATGGAGGTAGAGTATGAAAAGAGAGTTTGACGAAGCAAGTGAGTTGGATGAACTGATCGACAGCATCGGAGAGTGGATTCTGGAGGACGAGATGCGGCCGGGGATACTTAACCCGTTACGAGTGCAACAGATGAGGTTCTCCTATTCCGTATTGGAAAGACTGTCAAAGGGATCAGAGATGCGGGTTGCATATACGATGCACGAACCGTTTACGAGTATCGGCAGCATAACAGTAGAGGGGGATCACTTGGCATTCGCCGACTGTAAATGGCTTGGACGGGCGATGGAGTTTGCCAGCAATATTGAGGTCTACTCACTGGCCAATGGCGGAGTTCGTCTTGTACTGACCTTCCACGGCTTGGTTAACAGGGCATGAAAAAAGCGGCCTCTCTGGCCGCATAACGAGGAACAGAGCCTTTCGGCTCGGTTCCTGGGAAATAATTATTTCTGGCTCATACACCAGGCAATCGCATGGCCGTTATCGATGAACCGCTCGGTGGCGGTTTGGATCAAAGCCAGACGGCATTCGATGTAGGGAATACCCATTTCTTCGGGGTCATCGACCATCTCATAGATGTCTGCCGTAAAACCGCCTTTGTGGTGGCAGTCGGAAACAAACACCCGGTCGCCGTATTTGAGGACTACGCCGTAACTCCCAGAAACCTTCATCTGGAGTCGCTCTATCGTGGTAAATTCCATGGCCGATCCTCCTTATTTCTGAGCCATGCACCAAGCCAGTGCGTGACCGTTGTCGGCGAAAGTCTCCTGGGAGACGGTTACCAGCTTGACCGTGCCTTCGCAGGTGTGGTCGGCGGTGGTGAAGCGGTAGACGGCACCGTAGTAGCACAGACCGTTGGGGTTGTAGTAATAACCAGCGATGAAGGTTCGATCATCAAAGCTAATGCACACGCCACCGTTGTGCATCATCTTAACTTCCAGATCCTCCGGGGTGGTGATTCTCTGAAGGCGATAGGTATCGGCCTTGGCTGCGATTTTTGCTGTCATGGTTCGTTCCTCCTTAAGCGTTGGTGGGGGCCTTCACCAGGAAGGTGATGGTTCCGTTGCTGGCCATGTTGAAATCCTTGACTGCCCAAGCGTCGTATTCGTCGGGGAGGGACTTGAGGGGACCGGTGTAATAGACCTTCTTGCTCCGGGCATCCTTGAGGATCACCGTGGCGTAGCTGGAGACCAGATCGTAAAACTTGCTCATCGTCATTGTGGCATCCTCCTTATCGCTTGCTGCGGATCTCAGCCCGCTTTGCCTGCTGGGCGTTGTAAAGGACTGTAAACTCTGCCCAGGAGATTTTGTAGTTGCTACAGTCCTGGGAGAACTCAATGCGGATGCCTTCAATTTCATTGCGGTCGGTGCAGTTTTCGATCCGCTTAAGGTAGGCGGCTGCCTTCTTGGTAAGTTTCTGTGCTTTCATTTGGGGTTCCTCCGTTCCTTTTGTTGTACACATATTCGCTCT